TAAATAAAATTAAAAAAATGGCATTTTTTTGTTCATTACGTTTTTTTTTTGTGAACTAGTCGTTGCGTGTAATGTCGTTGTGAACGAGCTGCTGTGAGGATCTGAGGCTCTTAAACACTTCTTCTGTCACGACTTCGACTTCAATCCACTCTCCTTTTTCTTTTTCTTCATCAAAGTGTATATTTTTGCCTTGCGACAATCAAAGATGGTTGCACTTTTATAATTGATTTATAACTGTATAATATGACTAATTTAAATCAATTATATTTTTTTTTAGTAAATTTACATCCCAAATTGTTTTTCGTAATAGATTTTTTTCGTTTAGGATATTCATTTTCTATAAAATTTCTAATTTCTTTTGTTTTTAACCATTCATAAGCAGCATCCCCACCCCAAATTAACCAAGCAACAGCACCTCTATAATTTGCACTAGGATTATTCATGGGTTTTCCATCTAGCAACCATTTACAATATCCTGGATACGATGTTCCACCATTTTTCGCATCTGGTCCATGTCTAGCAAACCATGTTCGCATATCTGCTAATGATTTCACATCTATCTTTTTATCATTCGCCAATTGTTTGCCTCTATCCCATCCTGTTTGAGTTCCTCCAGCAAATCCATTTTTAAGCAATTCTAAACCTAATTTTGCCTCGTTTTCTACATTTTTGGGTATTTCTATATTATTTTAACTAATATATTATAAATATATATAAATGATTGAATACTTATTAATTGGACTTTTAGTATTTTTAGTTGCGATTGTTTATTACACTACATTTTTTATTCCACAAGATTCATTATTAAATATATTCATAAAGAGACTTAAAATTATAGCTTATGTTTTTATTCCTATTGGTATATATTTAACCTATAGAGTATTTTACTTACAGGAAAAATCTATGGAACGTGAGGCAACTTTTAAAATTATAGATAGATCATGGCTCAATATTAACAAATTATTAATAGATTATTATAAAGAATGTCCTACATTTATTAATTCACTCTATTTTAATTGGCAAAAAAAAGTTTTAGGTCAGGAAGATAAATTTTATACAAGAGATAAATGGTATGCAGTAAATTATTTATCTATCTCAATATTTCAAGCATGGGAAGATTTTATTACATCATTATACATTGATGAAACTGGACCGATTGTTTGGATAAATAATTTTCTTCAATGGGCGAACTCTCCTATATTATATAAAAATTGGGGAGTTTTAAAATCGAATTTTGCTGTTACTACAATAGAATTTGGCGACTATATTTTTAATATGGTTCAAACTAATACGGTTAATAATACAGATGAATTACATAAATTAGCATATACAATTACACATAGTGATAAATTTAAAGAAATTAATAATAAAAGATTAAATTATATTCAATAAAATATCATGTGCTTACATAGTTCATTCACGGCATTTGTATCTAACTGTCAGTGCAGAAAACCAACAAATGATTGAAAACTATAATGACAATTGTTAGGTCATGTTTTGTGCTTGTAAATACTTATCAACTAAAATACGTGATAAATCAGTACAAATGTGTAGTGTTCCATATAGCATTTTATTATTTCAGGTAATAATAAAATGGTAACTATAAAATTTGAAATTTATAATTTTATGTATAAATATAAAAAACAAGAAATATGTCTAAGACACCATATACAACATACTGTATCCGGTCGTGGTATGATTATCAACGCATAACACCATCACATCTTCATTCCATTGAGCATTACAATAAAACATGTGAAGAACATGCTGAATTTTATGATAAGCACATTATGCTTCTTCGTGAAAATGTTAAGAAAATCACTGGGTATTATTGGTATAGTAATGGATATCCTGGCCAAGTTTGTGCCGAAACGGATGGTGGATACACGGATGTCAGAACTGGAAAAATATATTCTCAGGATGTATCGTTTTTCACGGATATTTTGAAAGTCAGTTAAAACGGCACCAATATTATTAAACTACTATTTCATACAAAATTTTTAAAAAATTACTAATATAGTTTTCAAAAGGTAATTTAACGAAATTCAAATGGCCGACTTAAATCGGTCCAAATGTGCAGTGTTCCATAAAGCGTTTTATTAATTAATAAATTATCATTATTAATATTAAATTTTGGGTCAGATATTATTTCAGTTAATTTATTCGCAGCCATAATAACATTATCAATTGTGGGTTCTTTTTTAAAAAACTTACCAAATAACGATGGAGTTGATAATTCTATTTCATGCGTTCCAAATCTATTATCCATTTTATGTAATCTATTAAAAATACCTCCCACTAATTTTTTTATTATAAAGCTATCATTAGATAATTCAGTAAATTTAAAATAAACCAGAATTTCGTGTAGTAATCGACAATCGTGTGATATATTTTTTCTAGTATAATCAATAAAAATATTCTCTATTCCAGACGGTTGAAACGTATTTTTTTTTTCATCATAATCTGTAGAATAAGTATAGCCTGTTTTATTACCACATATGTCACTACACGTTGGATTTGACGGACTTCTTTTAACATCTTTACTACAAACTATTTTCATTATTTCTTTTGAATTCCCCAGTGAATCAACCATTTGATTACAATTTATAAAACTTCGTCCATAATCAATTATTATCGGTATATACGACATATTATAACCTAAAACTTTACCGTCAGGATAATGATACAAAACATTGATAAATTTATTATCGGGCACTTCGACTAATATCAGATTTTTTAAATGTAAATCATAGTGAGTAAACATATTAGAGAAACTTGATAATAACTGATAAATCATATGTAAAATTGAGGTAAGTTCATACAATTTATGTAAGTTTTCATTTTTTATAATATATCTTTCGAATAATGTATCCGATATCTGTATTGAAATATTTATTAGAAATTGTTTTAAACTTAGTTTTGTAGGCATATATTGCGTAAAAATAACTAAATGTTGATTATGTTTACACCCGTTTGACACCATATTTTCGATATTTGTTAAATCAAGTAGTTGTATATATGTGTTAAATGGGTTTTTAAGGGTAGTTTCATTAGATATTTTTAAAAATTGTAAATAACAAGGAAGGTCTGCGAATACTCCAACCGAATATGTTTTAGCAAAGCACGGATAAAATCTAGAATAAAGATTAATACATTGACCTACCAAATATTCGTAAACCAAACTATCCGAGTCGTCAGTTTGACTTCCTTTTAACACAACCGAATATGTTTGACCAGATATAGTATATTCTAATCTTAGTACAAATGCATTCACCGAATTCTCACCTATTTTTTCTATTTTTGAACTGTAATTTTCTATATTTTGAAAATATTCTACATGGCGTAAAAAATCATCCAGACCACTATTCAATAAAATATCTAAATCTATATTTTCACCTAATTTTCTTGTTGAAGCTTCCGATATAATAGTATAACCGTTGGGAATATGTCTCTCTAATTGTTCTTCAGTTTGAATGCCATTTTTAAAAAAATAATTTCGTAATCCATCACATAATTGGTTATAATCTTGACGAGTTGTGATTAAACCAATTTTATTTGACATATTTTTTAGTTCAGCTATAGAATATTCCCTAGGTTCATTATTACAGGATTTACTAAATAATTTGGTATCCATTATTCATATACATATACAGATTTTAAAAATATATAATATTTAATAACGTTAGATGTTGGATACTATAACCGGTTAATAATTAACAATAAAAATTCCTAAGATATACACATTCAAACCATAATAAATTCAAAATGATTATTTTTATTTAAAAATAATTAATTAATAATAATGAATAATTAATAAATATGATAAATACAAACATTAACCTGGGTGTAGCAGCTCGTTTAGAACTTAATTATGAAAACATTCACAAAATTAATAAACTATTTAAGGTAAAGTCCGTTTTTATTCACAAAATTGGAGATTTTCCGATAGATTATGAGGAACGTTCCGAATGTTTTGATTCATGTATTTTGGATTTGTTAACTGGTTTAAAAAATAAAGAGGAATTTAAAATAAAAGCCGCCAATATTGCTGAATTGAAAGACGATATGGGTCAACTTCATTTAAGAAGAAAAATTGAATATCTTGATATGGATAATGCTAATGATAAAAGTATGGTTTCTGATTACGAAGAAAGTGAAGACATATATACTAATTTCGATACAAATAAACTAATTTTTGATTTTTTTTATAAATTTTCAAATTTAGATGCTGATTTTGATGAGGATAATAAAACAAGCTATAACACAGTTTCTAGCCTAAAATCTTTTACATATTGTATAAAAGAATGTATTGACTATTTTAAAGAATTTGGAATTGATGAAGACCAATTGTTTATTAGTAATTCTAATACATTAAATATTTAGTTTTGTTATTTATAAATCGATTTTTTGCTAATATAAATATAATACGATAAGTAAAATCTCTATATTTATATTGACAGCCGTTGAAAAATGAAATGAACGAGAAGGAGATGAACAATATAAAATAAGCCAGTTAAAAGAAACATTAATAAAATTATTTACAAATGTTAACTCATGAAAAAAATAACTAAATATCGTATACTCTTCATACATATTACCTATAAATTTCCAATCATTACGTAGTTTATATAGATATTTATACTTTTAATTTATCAAAATTTAAATAATTTTAACACTTCCTATTTTTTCTTAATTAAAATAAAAATCAATGAATGTATTTGATGGAATACAATCTTCGGTAAAAACGGCTTTTCTAGTAAATTTTATATTTGAATTACGAATGGATAGATTAAAACGAGAATTATGAAAATAATCTTCATTTGGTTCAACGTATTGTTTTTTTTAGTTTTTTCATTTAACCATTATATTATTTTTAAAACATATATATAATAAATAAACCTAAAATTTTTTAATTCGTATACGAAGAAAAACAATAAATTAAATAGAAGATCTTAAAACCCATTAAAAATAATAGATTTTGGTTAAAAAATGGAGGAGGGAAAAAAATTAATCAACAAAATTCAAAAGGACGACTTAAATCCGTCCAAATATGTAGTGTTCCATACAATTTTTTTTCATTTAAAAATAAATCGTTCAAAGCATTGAATTTTGGTTGTGATATTATTTCCGTTAATTTATCCGCTGCCATAAAAATATTTGTTATATTTTGGCCCCAAGTTTCATCTTCGTGTGTGCCGAACCTAATATCCATTTGGGCTAATTTATTTAAAATACCAAATACTAATTTTTTTACAATAAAATTGTTTTTTGGTAAGTAATTAAAATCAAAATTTAATTTAATTTCATGCAATAATCGACAATCGTGTGATACATTAGATTGTGTATAATCAGTATAATAATTTTCGATTGATGCCGGTTGAAACGTATCGGTTTCCTCATCATAATCTGTAGACCGTTCATAACCAGTCGTATTACCACACGTGTAAGAACAAACTGGATCCTCGGGAGTTCTTTTAGCATCGTTTTTACAAACGGTTTTCATTATATCTCTTGAATATATCTGTGCACAATTGACAAAACAATGACCATAATCAATTATAACGGGAATATAGCACATATTATAACGGAAAACCCGTCCATCAGGATAATTAAAAACTACATGTATAAATTGATTATTGGGTATTTCAACTAATAGGACATTATTTAAATGTAAATCGTAATGCGTAAATTTATCAGCAAAACTTGCTAATAATTGATAGACCATATGTAAAATGGTTGTTAATTCATATAATTTATGTACAGATGCTTCCTGTATAATTCTTGGACGAGAAGGATTTAGACTTGAACCAATCGAGATGCTCTTTAGATATTCATTAAAACTATATCTTGTTGGTATATATTGTGTAAAAAGTGCTAAATATTCATTTGACCTACAACCATTGATAATTAATTCTTCAATATTTTGGATATCTATCGGTTGTATGTATGTATCAAATGGTTTTATAATTAATTCTCTATTGAACGCCATATAATTTTCTTCTCTAGGTGTTGAAAATATTCCTATCATATATGTTTTAGCAAAACATGGATAAAATCTAGAATAGTTATTAATACATTGACCTACTAAATATTCATAAACTAAATTATCGGCAGTAAAATCTTGGTTCATTTTTAAAATAACCGAATATCTTTCTGAATGTTTATCATATTTTAATTTATAAATAAACCCATTTGAATTACTTGTATCTAAATCAACTCTTTCAATTTCAGATGTATAGTTTTTCATATTTTGAAAATGTTGAACTTCTTCTAAAAAATGTTCTGGTTGGCTATTGAATAAAATATCTAAATCTAAATTTTCACCTAATTTACGATTGGCTTCTTCAATTATTATTGTATGATGTTCCTGACGTTTTGAAATATGACGTTTAAATTCTTGTTTTGTTGTAATATTATTTTCAAATAAATAAGCACGTAATCCGCCGCATAAATCGTTATATGTTTGACGTATTGTAACTAACCCAATTTTATTTGCAATTTTTTGAAGCATATCTATTGAATATTTTCTAGATTCACTATTACATTCTTTTCCAAATAATAATGTATCAATAATGATTGACATATATTATAAAATCATATATTAAATTATTTTTTTATAATATATAATATATCTATGAATTTCAATAAAATTACAATACATTCAGAAACAAATGGGAGGGTTATTATTACCCCTGAAAAATTTTATAAAATACCAGAAAGTGAAGCTTGCTATGTTATTATGTATAATTTAATATTTAAAGACAATAATCCAGGAATACCAGAAATAAAAGCAGAAATACCATATTATATATCTAATGGAGGAACGAATAAATTACGTGCCAATATGTTATATCCATTTATGTGTTATTCAAATATGAATGAGATAGTAAATTGTCCATTTGATTTAAATAGATATAGTCGACCAATATCGGGATATACTCCATTATTACTTAAATATAAAATATTATCAAATATTAATATTAAAAAACTAGAGGAAGATTTATTAAAAACCTTTTTAGGTATTTATTCTCATCTTCCTGATGAAATTATTCAAATAAGTAAAAAACTTTTTTGGGAAGAGCGTGGAAATGATTTAATTTCTGTTTTAGAGAGAATAACAAATTTGCTTGACTTTATTATATGTATTACAAATGATGTAATTGGTAATTTTAATTATGAAACAGAACATGATGCTATAGAAAATGGTAAATATCGTCCTTTATCCTTAGAACAAAAACAATCTATGCCCGATTTTACCGATCTTTCTATATATGGACAAGAAACAACCTATTATTCAAATCAAATGTCTGATAATTCAAGTAGTTCATTTAATAATCATTTTCGATTAGTAATATTAACAATACTAAATAAATACTATAAATTATTAGTAGAAAATAATATTATTAATATTGAATTAACCACATTACATCCAGAAATAATATCAATAAACAGGTTTAATACAATCACTAATATATGTAATAAACATACCGCGATAAGTAATATGATATATTACAAAATGATTTCAAATCAAATATCTAATATAATAACTGAAAAGATAGATAGTGTCTCAGCCATTCCTGAAGAAGACAGGGAAAGACTGCGCTCTATAATTTTACAAACGGATACTGAAGAAATAAAAGATGAAAGAATATATGATAATTTAATAGTCAACACATGGAATGGTGTATGTTTTAGTAAAGGGGTAAATATTAACACAAAAAAAATATTTGACATGAATATTACAGAAATATGTGCTGAATTAAATAAATATTATGAATTAATTAGTATATATAGTCAGATATTAAAGGATGAGATCTACCGTAAATGCACTGAACAACCATCCGATGAAAATAAAGAAAAACATTTGTTCGATTTGAGATACTTACTTTTTAAAATTCGTCGTTATATGATAACATATTATTATATTGGACATCTTAATATCCTGTTTAAACAACCAAATAATACTGATAAAATAATAATAGTAAATATAGATTCATCAGAAACAATTGCTCAACTTAAATCTAAAATATTTGATATAGAAAAAATTGATCCATCACGTCAAAAATTAATTTATTCAAAATTTGTTGAAGTAATTAATTTAGAGAATGATATGACTATTGCGAGTTATGAAATACCTAATAAAAGCAGCATTAGACTAGTTATAGAATAATATGCTTATTATTTCAAATATTATTTTTTTTTAATTTTTAGAATTTTTGTTACTGAATTTATTATAAGCACTAATGCGACTGAAGTGTATTTATTCTTTGGTATTGACCTAACACAACTTTTACAAACTTAATTTCAATTATTATTGGGTGAGCTAGAACAACTACTATACAGGATGGATATATTGATGTAAAAACTGCTAAAATTAATTATGCATATAGTGCTATATGCATATTTAACATTTCCAAAATATAGCTATAAATTTTTTTTCCCCACGAAAATTACAGGTTTTATATTCTGGTGCTTTTAAGAAATTTTTTATTATCATATTTCGGATATTTAACTGATTATGATCTGAAAAATCGAATACTAATATAAAATCTATTTTTACTTGTATTTTGACTATTTTAAAAAAATCATTAATATTTAAATCTAAAAGATCATTTTTATTTAATTCATCACCTAATATCAATTCATGCATGTTTATATATTATAATGAATGAATATTTTTATACAATCATACTATAAATTAATTCATTTACTTTAATATGATCATATATTTCATTCATACTATTTTTCATTACTATTAATTTATTTTCAATTGTTTTGGGAGTTGTTTGGGCTAACCATAACTTAATATTTTCTTTTATTAGTAGTATTTCTTGAATTTTAAAAACTTTTATTTCATTTTCTATTGGTATATCATTTGTATATATATCAAATATTTCATCCACATTATTTAAATAATAATTTAATTGTTCACTATAAACATAAATATTATATTTTACTTTTAGCCCAAGCGGATTATTTAATAAAGGAATATTCTTTACAATAAAAAAATCTATGATATCCATATTGATTTTTCTAATTTCAACTATATTACGATAGATATTTTCAATTTTATTATTTATTTGTTTATAATAAATAGATAAGAAATCACAATCAATAAACTTATCATATTGTTGTGTTGTAATTAGTTTTAATGTTTCAGCTGTATAAAAATCTTGATATTTTTCAAGTAGACTTTGATAATTAGGTATAAAACCGGTAAGAGGTTCTAGAATGTTATTATTATTTATTGTTTTTTGTAATATCAAATCATATTCAATTTTATCAATTTCTAATTTTAAATTACATATTGATGGAGAAATATTATATATCATCATATATGTTGCCCATCTTTCGATTATAATAATGTTATAAAGATCAATATATTTTTCAATTAAAGTATTAGCTTCAGGTAGGGTATCTGCTAAATATTGTGTCTCTTTTAAAATAGTGACAATATTATTAGTTTTAATAGGTTGTATACCAAAAACTTTATCAACTAAATTATTGTAATCTTTTATTAATTCCTGTTTTATACTATCTAATATACTATCTGGTTTTTTAAAAGATTTAAATTCTAAAATATTATGTTTAATACATATGTTATTAAATAATGTATAGTATTCATTACCTTTTAATATTGAAGAATTTATAGTTTCAATTTCTAATTTATAATCATTTATCATACTTAATAATTCACGATAAATTATTTCATAAAAGTAAGAATATATAAATTTAAAATATTCAGGTGTGTTATATTTTCTGTTAATAATTTGTAATTTAATTTTTTGTATTTGAATTATTATTACTTTAAGTATATTTGATATATTTAAATTATTTATGTCTAAAATCATATTCTCATCTAGATTTATATCATCAAAATTAAAACTTTGAATAAATATATAAAAACTTTTAGATTTTTGCATTAATTCATCAAAATAACTTTTTTCTATAGGGTTTCCTCCATGTATATTGTGCGTATTAAAATATGTATTGGATCCTCCAAATAGACCTAAAAATTTACGTCTTGGAAATTCTTTATCATGTAATTCTTTTATTAGTTGACGTAGTAACATTGGCATATCTGGACGTTTATACCTGGGATCCTTATCACCTAATTGGTCTATTAAAAATTTACCATTAGCTGGTTTATTAAAATATTCATAGAATATTTTTGGAAATAATTCTTCCCAAGCATGTCTTTCAAAATGTATTTTATCGTGTTGTTGGAGAAAGCATTTCATATCTTTACAATCGCCTTTCTCACCACGTTCTCTAAAAGCTATATTTGCCTTTTGAAGAATACATTGCTCTTCGTCGGAAGCCTGTTCACATTCATTCCCACCTAAAGCCATTATACGATCAATCAAACTTTCAGATAAACCTACATCAGCTATTTCTGGATTTAACAAAATTTGTGTAAATACTTGTTTTCTATGAAAAGGCGATAATTTATTAAACATAAATAAATATTGAGGATTTTTTTTTAAAAAATTATCAAATTCAACTAATAATGAATAAGGAACGTGAATTTGATTTTCCTCACCTCTTAAACAAACAAAGTAATCATGATTTTTATCAGAACGCGGTTCATTCATTGGATCACCGAAGTTAATTAATACTTTTTGTTTTGCTAAATTATTTGGATTAGCTGGATCAAAAATACTTGGTTTAGCTTGTATTACGACTTGACCGAGATTTTGTGTTGGAGATAAAATTAATCTAGGTGCTTCTTTAGGTATAAATTCATGTGGTTGTTGTGGATTAAATATAACTTGACATACATCGACATTCATAGATAATGCTTTAAAATTATATCCTACATATGGATTTTCACGTAATGCTTCACCAAGTCCTCTACAAGCCATAAATGATACACTTGATAATGCTGGGTCTAATCCATTCATACGTAAAATAATTTCGACCATTGGAATAAGTGCCGCAATACTAAATACGTCTGTATTATCACCATCAGTTTTCCTTTCAAAAATTTTAATTAATTGTTGGTTAGAGGCTATATTTTTTATTTCTGTTTGTCCATTTTCATATGTGATTTCTACATTTATTCCACCAAATAAATTATCTTTTTTATGTGATTGTAATTGCCCTTGAATATCTGGAACCAAGCAATACCTACTTTTTGTAGTTGGTAGAGTAGATGCTCCAGGTATATTATCAAATTGTTGTTGAAAACCAACAACATTAAATGCTGTGTACGCTCCTGGCTCACCTAGAAATCCAACATAACGTAAATTACCACAATCGGCTATTACTTGATTTTCGGGGTTTTGTTCAATACCATGAACAAATGGAAGAACTTTTATATGTCTTACACCTTTTAATAAAGGCACTTTATCAACAACACGTCGTAATTCATTTATTGATGAATCAATTTCTGCCTTCTCTTTTTTCCATTTAGTAAGAACATCTTGCCATTCTGTTATCGCTAATTGTGCTTCTTTTCTTACATCAGGATTTTTACTAGCTAAGTCTTTTTTTTTTTCGTCTATTCTTTCTTGAAGATTTAATATTGGTTGAACAGATTCGGGTAGTATTCTAACTACATCAAATAATGTATTAACTATAAATTCATTTGAGATAGACTGTGCTACGGTTTTAGGAATTAATTTACGAAAATTATCCAATAAATCTTTTACCAGTGGGTCATCATTTAAATTTTTTTCATCTTTTTTTGGTGGTAATATTTTCGGCACATCTTCGCTTCTAATTCCGGCAGCCAAGGATAATTTTAAATCTAATAAGTCTAAGGCATTTTGAGCTTTTTCTACAGGTAATCCTTCTACGGTCTTTTCACCAGAAATTAAAGAATCTAATTCATCTGATAATGCTACATCAACTTCCATAGGAGCAACACTTTCTAATACACTCGTTGTATACGGTTCAACTATTTCTAAAGTTGATTTACTACTTAACAAAGCCACTTTATCTGCTAAGGTATCAACAAATTCCGCACATTTAATTCCATCACCAACAGATGTATCATCCAATCTACAAAAACGATCGGATGCTTCATTTGCTTTTACACTAATTATTTCTTCTATATTTTGAGTTTTAGATTTATACACAAAATGTGTAGGTATATCCGATGCACTGTCTCCTAATTTAAAACTATTTAAATCAGTATTTCTATTATCGGTTGATACATCTGAACGAGCAGCAATATCTAAATTTATAGTAGCTGAATCACCTGAAATAATTCTTACTAAATTTAATATTACATGTAGAGGCACTCCCCTTTCCCCAAATATTTGAACCAAATCATAATTATTTAATATAACTTTCATATTTCCTGTATTGTCGATAAAGTGTAATCCAAACGTTTCGTCATTTACATTTTGAATTTCAGGTTTAAATAGGACAAGGGGCATTCTACAAGTATTTCCTACTACACGTTTATTTTCGGGATATAAAACTACATTAACAGGTAATTCACTAGTTTCAATTCCATTTCGGTCGCCTAAATCTAGTTCAAAGCCATATCTACTAATAAAAGACAATCGTTCAATACCACTACAATCAAAGTCTATTAGATCAAAACTAACTATACTACCATGTATAACTAAAAAAAATGAACCATCAGTAAATTCACCTGTGTGAGGAATTAAACTCTGGACTAAATGTTCCGCTGGATTTTCAAGCATATCTCTAATTTCCTTACCAGTTCTAGAGCTAAATATACTTTTAATATTACTCTTAGTTGGTAACTTACTTGAACTACCAAAATTTCCTAGATATCCTAATTCAGTCATTTGAGTTTGAACATTTAATGATGTTTCTGTTACCATATTAGGACTAAATATCTGCAATGTTTCCGTATTTGTAGATATATCTGAAATTATATTACCAATTTGTAAAGAGCTTAGCCCTAAAGGAATATGTATTGAAAACTCAATAGGTTGGTTACTTGAAGATTGTATTAACTGTAAATTTTGTCTACTATTATGATTTAGTGATAATAATACTGGATGACCACTTTCTTCTTTTGACATAGTTTCGGCAATAACTATATTTTCAGGGGATGTGCCATTATTTAATAAAAAAGACATACCCTCATCAAATGCTATAAAATCAAGCGACGTATTTTTACTAAGATCAATAGAACGGGATGATACATCTATAGCATCTGGTATACTCAATGTTAAAGCATTAGGTTCTAAATAATCAGTGGTTACATCACCATAATAGTGTTCATAATAATTAATAATAAGTTTAGGTGTTATAATTTCAAGTGATCTTGGAATAGCTGTATCTATTTCAGAAATTTTGGTCTTTAATCGTTCAAAATTTTCTACATTAAGAGGTAGAGGTATTCTTCGTGCTTCTGCTTGATATCCTTCTGACTGATTAGCTACAGAATAAAATTGATCTAAATGAGTGGTAGGTAAATCTATTGGATTAGGTTGAGGAAAACTCACACTTGTATTTTGTGCTCTAAGTACATCAGTATTTGGAATTGTCATAACACCAGTATTTGGAATTGTCGTAACACTAGTATTTGGAATTGTCATAACACCAGTATTTGGAACTGGACCTGAAACTGGATAATTTGCTTGAGGACCATATATTTGAACATCCATTATATATATAAATAATAGATATTTATTGACTAATTTTAACTAATCTATTATTTATAACGATTTTATTAGTTTTTAATAAAATGATTAATCTAGATATAAAAACATCATGTTCAATTACTTCATCTGAAGTAAAATTCTTAAAAATCTCATTTATTTCAGGTATAATGTCGGATATAGAAATACGAGGGTTCAATCCTAACATTTTAAAAGATTGACTACTAAAAAATTGGTTCATCAAACCGGTTCTTTGCCAATTTAATAATAAGACAAAATGATTTCCTTGAATTCCTATTGTATCTGTTTTATTATCAAACCTGTGTTCAAATGGTACAGTATATTTAACTTTAAACAATACTGTAATATCAGTTTGAATTTCTTTATGAAATAAGATAGGATCAATACTATTGCCCGAAACATCAGACTTAACGCCTTCAGAAATTAAATCAGTTGATTTAGCTGTTTCGACTGTTTTTATTAATAATTCTTCTGGAATTTGTTCATGAATAGTCTCGTCTATTTGTTGAAGAGTTTTTCCTATATATTCACGTTGTAATAGTAATAATTCAGTATAATTGTAATTTTTGGTATCAACATAATTAACAAATGAACTAAAATTTTGAGAACCATTAATCAACATAAAATTTAATGCATTCCTAACATCAAATTGTTTTATTGGTTCATGCCTATTTCTATATTCATAATCTAATTTATTTTTTAGTAATTCGTGATTTATGTAATAAGGAATAATATATTTTAAAAATGTAAGATAACCTTTTGGATTTATGCGATGTTCATTTATTAATAATTTAATATTATCCATATGATTATCATTTATTAATCTACCAAATAAATTAAAATCCTTGGGCGCAAAATTTGTATAATTTTTTCTTATAACATTTTTATCTACAAGTAAAGAAGTAATTTTTGATAAAGCACCTATTATAATAATAAAACATAATGTTTCAATGTCAAATTCATTTTTTTCTATTAACACATATTTTTTAAAATAAATTAATAATTCTTCTGGTTTAAAATATTGAAACAAAATATCAATATTTGTATCTAGGTCATCATTAATAACAATTGATTTATATTCATCATATATTTTATATAACCATAATACTGGTAATATATAGTGTAAATCTCCTTTTTTAAATACACTAGGCTTAAATATATTTTTATTTTCTACCTTCAATGTTTTAAAACCAAATGCAGCTCTTCTATCTATAAAATTATATATAGGTGAGTTGTCTGGCTGTATACAAAATATATCACTTCGATAAAACCATATTTTTTTTAGCATTTCATTATTTTTATAAATTTTACTATTTGGGTCTGTATCGGTAGTTACATCTGGGTCATATAAATTAAATACATCTTCTCCTTCATTTATATCCTCATCTCTATTTATTATTGAATCATTTTCCCATCTTCTTTGACACATAGCATTATTTTTAAAATAGACTGATTCTAATTCTTTTGATTTTCCAACTAATTTCTTTAAACCATTGTAAAATAAATTGACAAATTGTTCGCCATACCCAGAAGGTTTATGAGATTTATCTATTTTAACAATTTCCCAACCTTCTTTTAAATGAACATCTAGTGATTGTTTTTGTGTGACGGGTGTTTCTCTGATTTTACTATAAAAAGTATCATAACAATCATTTTTTTGTAAAGAAATCAATCTAAGACTGTTCATTTTATGTTTAATTTTATATGGTTTAAGTGTATTTATCGTATCTATTAATTTATTATTATAAATTCCCACCAATGTTTCTATTTTTAATGGAGTATCTGTTAAAAAACATAACATTAATTTAAAATTATTGATATTATTTATAAAATGACCAATTGTGTCATTCGTTGTAGTGTTTTTTTTTATTTGTAATAGATTAAATAATATACCTTGAAAAAAATCTATATTATTTGTATGAAAATTGCTAATTAGTGTATTATTAAGTGTATCAATATCGTCAGTTTGTTCATTATATGTACTAAGACATGAAATAAGTAATATTATAGATTCATTTGAAAGATTTTCCATATCTACAATTATTTTATATAAAACATCTATGTGTTTTTTATTAAGCTTTTCATCTTTTTTGATGTAATCTAATTCTTTTAGTACTTCTTCTACTATTTCTGAACATTTTATTTTCGTTTGATCTATTTTAGAACTCTTTCTATCTATGTTGGTTTTAAATGAGTATAAACCATTTAAGTTTAATTCTATTTCGTTTTCAATAAAACGATTAATAATATTTAATATTAAATTTTTAATCATAATATATATTATGTATATATATATTAAATTTAATACATTTCATTTCGTATAAACGGATTAGTACTATAATTATTAAAAACATTTATAGCGTTTAGCATATTTATTAATTGTTGTATCATAATAGTAAGTAATAATTCTTATTTTTGTTATATAAAACTAAGTATATTATTATTTATAAATTATAGTATTTTATAAATTTTAACACTTACAGCGTAACCCAAATTGTGTATTTTTAGAATAAAATATTCAATAAATTGGTAATTTTATGAAAGTGTATGAAAACTATTGGTCTTAAGACCATTTTAAAACGTTGTAAGGGTTAATATAATTTACTATAGTGTGAAATGGCTGTGTCTAAGTATTATGATAAGTAAAAAAAATTCTTACATATAAATGTTACAATAAAAAATCTCGTAAAATTTTATGAAATATTTTTGTATATTATATTATATAATAAATGAATATAGAATTTTTCAAAAAAACTGGTGACAAACCATATGATAAGTTTGGTAAAAAAAAAAATAGTAATCTAATATTAAATAATAAAAAAAACACACTTAGTCCAATATTTGTTTCCAGAGAACAAAATATATTAAAAAATACAAATAATTATAATGACCAAACAAACGAAAATAATGACACAATAAATAATGATAATGACATAACAAATAATAGTATATATTTACTGAAAATGAACGAATTTTGTAATATAATGAATAAAGTGAAAGAAGATGTTTTATCAAATCCAAAAGAGGAATTTCGTTATTTTTGTTTTCGATATTTGGATTATATACGTTGCTTAGATTTACCTCAAATAAAACAAAATAATTATTATGAAACTGTACTCATTGAATTTAGATGTTTGCCTCACTTAGAATTTTTAATTAGGAACACTATACATAAATTAGGTTCAGATTGGAGTCATAGTATAATATGTGGTAATTTAAATTATGATTTCATGTTAAATATAGTAAAAAAAATAGATAGAGACATAAAAGTAATCAAAACAAATTATGAAAATATAGACGCATCAATCTATAGTATTTTCTTATCTTCTTCCAAATTTTGGAATTTATTAACTGGAGAGAAAATATTAATTTATCAAGAAGATGCGATTATTTTTAAAAATAATATAATGGATTTTATAGAATATGATTATATAGGTGCTCCATCGTCTGAAAAACAAAATGATACCGCGAATTGTGTAGGAAATGGCGGTTTAAGTTTAAGAAGTAAAACTATTATGTTGGAAATTATATCAAAAATAGGAATATTAGAAACAAAGTATAATTCATCAACAACAAATTATATGAAAAAAGCTAACTTAACTATTCCACCAGAAGATGTATATTTTTCAAAGAATATGCTTGAATTAAATATAGGTAAAATAGCTGATTGGGATACAGCATATAAATTCAGTAGCGAAAGTTTTTTAAATAAAGATAGTTTTGGCGGTCATGATATATCGGTGACTGGATATTTAGGTAACAATATATTTGACATTTTTTTGTGGAAAAAAATGATGTATCAATTAATAAAAAATATAAACTATATATCACATATTTATTATATTAAGCCATATAACAATCCAACTCTTAAAGATATTTCTTATGATTTGTTATATACGTATCCAAATTACTGTGATAATATTTTTATGCACGAAAATGAAATATTAAAAATGCTTCCAAGGGGTACGCATATTAAAAAGGAAATAATTGATATTAGTTTATTAGAAAAATTTATTCTAATTGTTGATTTCAATAATAATGGAGGTGGAACATCTTTTTTTATAGAAAGTATTGTATCAAAATATAAAAATTATCACACATTTGTAATTGTAAGAAATAATTTTAATAATATATATTTTACTGTTAATGATGAATATGAATTTGAAACATTTTATAACGACCTTACAGCATATGAATTATTATTGAATAATATAAATAAAATAGAAAAAATCTTTGTAAATCATATTCTAAATCATACGCAAAATTTTATAAATAGGTTATTTGATTTAAAAGTACAAATAGACACTATAACTCATGATTATATTGGAATATTTGGGATTAATAATATCCAACCTAAATTTAACGACATAAATAATATTTTAAATAATAATTCAGATAGATGTTATGTTGATATAAATAAATATGATCATATTATAACACAAAATCAAGGAAACCTGTATATATATGATAAATTTATAGAAGATAAAAATAAAATAATAATATCTCCATTACCTGATTATCAAAAAACACAAAAACTAATAAAAACAAAAAATAATAATATTGTTATCGGTATAATAGGCTTGATTAATGATATTAAGGGGTTAAACGTCTTAAATAATATTATAAAATATTATAAAAAAACGAATCATGTAAAGTTTATTGTTTTTGGAGAAGCTAATATATATTCATTTACAAATGTATTTAGATATAACAATATAGATGAATTAAATAATTTATTGACAATTCATAAACCAAATATATTAATAGAATTAAGTTTATGGCCTGAAACATATAGTTATACATTATCATTATCAATGATTACAATGTTACCAATAATATATTTAAAAAAAAATAATTATTGCCCAGTTGAAAGTCGTTTATCTAAGTACTATAAAGCATACTCATTTACTACTATTGAAGAATTTAATAAACTAATAAACGATAATAAACAAGATTATTTTTATACTATTGAACCTTTTATTTATTTTAATAAATTTTGGGATGAATATTTTCAGAATATTAATACGCAAAAATTTAATATACTCAGCACCAATATAGATGATAATATAAATAATTATAATCATAATGTTATTAAACAAGACATCTTAAATAAAAATATTGTTCTAATTACTTCAAAAATTGTTGTTTCTAACAATTCATATACATATACTAAAATTAGAAGTATTTATACAATAGATGAAAGATTTAGTCAGACATTACACACAATATATACTATTCGAAATAAAATACCTAATGCATATATTGTTTTGGTTGATAATTCAAAATTAAATGAGTACCAAATAAATACTTTAAAGGAAAAAACAGATTACTTTATAAATATAACAGACAATAAAGAAATAAATTATTACACTGACGATTGTGAAATTAAATTATTTGGCGAATTGAGCCAGCAATTAGTATTTTATAAATATTTTTTAAGTAAGATAGATATAAGTAAATTAAAACATTTTTTTAAATTAAGTGGTAGATATTATATAAATGATACTTTTGATTATCAAATATATGATAATAATTTAACTATATTTAAAAAAAATAATACAGTAACAGATAGAGAATATTATTATACGTCATTCTATAAAATAAGTATTTATAAAATAATTGATTATTTTAAAATTTTGAGTAAAATTATGAATGAAAAAAATAAATATACGAGCTTACCAAATGATTTTGAAGTAATTGTGCCTGGTTTAATAGATAATAAAGTAATTATTTCTAATTTAGGAATAACCCAAATAATTTCATGTTGGAATATTATTGATAATATATAGTAATTTGTTTATAAATTTTGATATATTACTACAAATTAAAGATGATAATTGACCGTTTCAGAAGTATGGTTGTTAATATTTAACTTTATTTAAAGAATATTTCTCAGATTAATATTATAATATTTCTGAGAAATAGCGTATATGACATGTTAGATTACAAATAGTAATTTTATTTGTCATTGAATTTTTAAAAAAAAGCACAATTTATATGTAAGCATAGTATTTATCTGTTTGCTGAAAATATACAAAACGCTGTAAGTCTTAACAAAAATTAATCCAATAATTTTGGATCAGTTGAGATAAGTAAAGCATTAGTTATATCTTGTGGAACAAATAATTCATCACCAGTTCTTACATTTTTTGAATAAATATCAATAGATTTATCAATACTATGCACCATATCTGGAGCAACTTTTTTAAATTGTATTATATGATAATCATTGTATTCACTATACTCAGAACAGTTATCGTTATTACAAATACGTTTGCCTTTAAATTCACACTTTTCACCACAGTCTTCCCGTCGCGATGGTAAATTTGCTGGCTTGGCATTTTTTTTAAGAATATATCGGTCAAATGCTGCAACTGTATGTCCAATAGATAAACTATAATGACCTTCTAATTTTAAAAATGTATATGCGTATTGCTTTCCATCAATTGCTTTTATTCTAAAATGATATAATAACGCAACACCTTTTGGATCTTTGAGCGTTTCAGGACAATCGGTTGAAGGAGAACCCACTCTGCACTCTTTATTACAAGAATATTCAAATGGAGGATCTATAAGCACTTCATATTGATATAACTTTTCAAGAAAGCCTTTTTTATTCTTTTGATCATCCCATTTTTCGTCGACTTCTTGTAGCTTGATAGTCCCCTTTAAACGTAGTGATGCATCTACTATTATTTTTTTTTTTACTTCCGAATGTGTATTTTTCCAAAATGATTGAGTATTTTGACAATTATACAACATTTTAAACATTTTGCTTTCATTGTCTTCAAAAACAAACGTTCCACGAAGAAAGCATTCATTTGTGCGTCTTTCTTTTTCGGGAAAAATAATATCACTGTCGTAAATATTTTGAATAAATTTAAAAAGATTACACTTATTACCGCCAATATATTGATTAACCATTTAATATATAATATACAAATATAAAATTTGTTATTTGTATAATAAATATCAATGTAGTTATAAATTATGTTAAATAAAATAAACTTAATTATTCCTAAATATGTTTATTATCTATAACAGTGTTTTGACATGGTCTTAAGACCAACCGGTTTCCTAGAGTTTTATAAAAATTAGCCAAACTAATGGAAGTGTTAATAATAAAAAAAAAAAAAAAAATCAAAAA